AAGGTATTTTTGAGATTATACAATGGCGCGGACTGCAAAGTTACTTTCAAAGCTACACCAATTGGGCCAGTTCCATCAGCTGCGCCAGATGTTCCAGCCAAACCGGCAATCGTTACTACGGCATCCCGGATGAAATGAAAGGAACTGGGAACAAAACTCTTAAAAATCCATCTTGTATTTTTAGTACGTTGTAGCTGCGAGAGTACATATGAAGTATTCTAAGAGATAATGATGAAATAAGATTAAAGTCAACCTGTTGGCGAACGCCGCACATATTAACAGAGCCAGTTGGGTTGTCGTTTTCAGGGTCTAGGGCAAAGGGGTACATGTAGAAGACGCGGTCAGGGGCTCGTGTATGATTCTCGAGCGGCTGAAGATATCTCATAAAGAGAGACGTACCCATGTCGTACGTGATGACTTCGGCATTATTGAGCAAAAAGCGCATGGACGTGAGCTGGTCAGTCCACTGGTACGGCAAGTCAGTAGGCGTCTGTAAAACAAAAAATAATTCTTTTGTTGGGTTTTGGAACTCTGTGTAGACTGTGACATTGCTCGTGTAAAAAGTACTGAGGTCATAGCGCTGAGTCTGGTTGAACAGTATGGTCAATTCATTTTTTATAAAATAATTTTTTTCGGGTTCAGGGAGGAATATGTAGTTGACGTAGAGCGCGGCTGTGAAGGGAGGGTTGGTGGTACCGGCGAGCAAGGAGCCCTCCACAAAGTTTCTGAGAGACAGGCGAATGCGCGGATTTTCCTTGAGCGCGCAGACCGGCAGACCCTTGTCGAACACACTGAACGGCAGTTTGACATAGTAGGCTGACAGGTTACTGGTGAGAGACTTGCCGACGAGGTTCGACAGAGAGCTCTGTTTTGTCTGTGGCACAGTCAGGTCATTAGTCATTTCCAAAAATTCTCCATCTATTCTTTCTATTATCTGGTCGCCGTACTCCAGCTGCGCCCAGTTGAGCATGTAGGTCCCGAAGCTGTCACAGACGACAGACGGCTGGCCGCTCGGATACAGGAAGTTCAGGTACACGTCCTTTATAAGGTCGCCTTCTTGGTAGAGCTCAATTTCAGTTTCTTCGCCGTACGAAACTGAAATTGGAAACTGGAGTCTGATGATTTGCGAAGCAAACTGAGAAGTCTTTGAGTAGCGCTGAATAAAGTAAGTCGCCTCGGGTTTGCCTGATATGATTTTATCAGATGTGCCTAGTCTGACAACATCCATCCTACTATACTTTTCTATATTAATGTCGCGCGGCCGTTCGCGATGCTCAGGACCCGATAGCCATAATAAAATAAATTAATTTTGTAATTTGCCTGAATATTTGGAGAGTATTGCTGATAGAACGAAAGTACTATTTTGCTCGTTTTGCTGTCTATGTTTTCAAAGTTAAGGTAGCCGCCTTGGTTATACTCCTTCGGCGACTTGCCCCAGCAGTATGTGTACATGCTCTTTGACGGGATGCTGAGACCGTTGTCCATGGGCTGTTTGTACTGGTAGAACACGCCAGTTGCGAACGGCCCCATGAGGTTTCGGCCGTTTATGAAGATGTCGGTCGATTCCAGAACGTCGATACACTTGTTGGTTGTGCCGTCGAAAAACGTGACCGGGGTTGTGATTGTGATGTAGTCGGTCGTGTAGCCGTAGGCGTACCTGGACGCGTAGTAGGCGTTGGTGCTGACCGATTCGTAGTTGGCGTCCCGGACAAACCAGACCATCATGGTCACAGGGAAGTCGGCTGTGAAGTAGTGTGTCGGCTTACCGTTCTGGTAGTTGGTGACGGCGTCATTTTTAGACACGTTGATGACTGACCTGAAAGGCGTCCCCTGGTAGTACAGGCGCTCCTCTTTGCTGAGCATAATCTCTTCGGTTATGAGGCGTGGATTTACGAATTCTATAGGCGTGCTATAGTTGGTGAACCAGAGCTGCGGTCTGAAAAAAAATTTTATAGAAATTCTTTGGTTTAGGATGGCACATAGTGGCAAGGGCGGCGTCTCCAGTCTCTGTCGGGCCTTGATGCCGTGGCTGTGCCTCCGGCAGAAGAAGAGCTCGAGCGGAATCATAAGGTCGAATGGGCTCGCTGCAGACAAGGGTGACCCCGGCGTCTGACCGTTGTTGATGACTTTGTACATGGCGAGCTTCTCGTCGGCATCGAGCAAGAGTTGGTCGTGGATGATGTACCAGTCGTCCTTGATGTACTCGACCACCTGTTCGCCTATACGGAACTCGACGTGTTCGATGATGGCCCGGCCTATAAACTCTGTGTAGTTGTAGCCGGTCGGCAGGGCTGGCATGGTCAGAGCCAAGTAGGCGTTGGTCATGAGGTCGCCGAGCTGTTTGGGGTCCAGAATGGTCTCGACCACCTGACCGACAAACTTGGTGCCAGGCAGTTTCGTGACTCGGTGGAATTGTGAAAACTGACTATACTGCTTGAAGGTGGGTCTAAATTGAAAATTATCTTCAAAAATATATTTATCAGTTTTACTTGTTGCTTGAAGGACTGTCACCGGGGCGGATTGCGCCATACTATTTTATCTGAAGAAAATAGATGGCAGTCCAGCTGGCTGCGAGAGGACAACAAGACATTTATATAACAGGTAAACCTGAAGTGACATATTTTAAAAGCCTGTACCGGCGTTATACGCCTTATATCAAAGAGACTATAGGCATTAATTTTGACAATCAGGTAATTACAGGTGTTCCGGTCGTGGCGACCATTCCGTTTCGGGGTGACATGGTTACGGACATAACTCTTAAACTCGTGCTTCCGGCGCTTTACACCATCATATCGGCTATTTACTGTTGGCCTGTTTACCCCGCCCAGATGACGAGCGTGATGCCAATCTACATAGTGTCAGGCAGCACTGCACTGCTTGCTGTTCAGCTGGCTCCGTATAGCTCCTTTTACTCGACCACAAACTTGCCCTTGTGGATAACACGCTATTACGACGTCGTCCCAGCTTTTGACGGGACTCTCGGACAGTTTTATGTCACGACGACCACGACTGCTGCCATTTACTTTCGGGACGCCGCGAGTGCTTCTTTCTGGGGGTTCGACACCCGGTCACCGGACAGCCTATTCGTAGACGCGACGCTTGGGTCCCTCTACGGTTTCGTTGTAAGAAACAACACCCGGTACGGGCAGCTGAACGCCTCGCAGTCCGGTTGGATCCAAGGCAACCAGCCCATCATTGCGTCGGGTAGCTACTACTACTACGACAGTCCTGCCGAACGAATCATCCAGAACGCCTCGCTCTACATAGGCGGCCAGCTTGTCTCATCGGTGAACGGTAACTACATAGACGTGTACAACGACCAAAACGTTCCGTACGAAAATCAGAGCGGTCTCACCTTCTTGACCGGCAAAAGCGACTCGAGCACTGTGTACTCGCCACGTACGTACTACACGAAGATTCCGTTCGGTCTGGACAGCATCCCGCTGTGCGCCCTTAAAAGAAACGACGTCAAGCTCTCGGTCACCTTTAACCCTGTGGACACCCTGACACTGCCGGCATACAACGCTGGCTTCCTCGACTTTACGAATGGCTGGAGAGCAGTCGATATGCGAGTCATAACAGGTGTTTCTAACTTTACAACCTATACAGGAAGTCCAAAAATTTATAAAAATTATTTATTCGTCGACGATTCGTACACCAACACTCGGGCAATGTATACCGAGAATACAAGTTTTTCAAACAACTGGACAGTTTATTCGTCAAAGGCGTTTGCGCCATCCCCTAGCAGAATTGTCGGCGATACGCTCTGGTACATGAGCGGTCAATATATAGCATATCAGCCAATGACAAATTATATAACTAATGTTAATTCTCCAACCGTATCGACATACGGTCTGTTATCGCAGTATGGTGGATTTTACTCGGTTGACTGGCTGGTCAACGACGCGCGCTACATATACGTGTGCGTGGACACTCACATGCTGGTTATGCCAACGTCGGGGCTATGGGTAAAGGGACTTGGCTGGCAGTACAGAGGGTCTCCTTACGATAATCCAGGGTTTCCTTATGCCACAATTATTACGAATAAACTCATATATGACCAGACCTACTATGTCTACGGTCGGACTGCCGCGACTCTGAGCACGACTGAAAAGAATGAGATATGCACTTTTATTCAGACTTGGGGTGATGGTAATCCACAGAGTCCTACGGTCACTTTCCAGACAGCGACAACAGATGGTGCTAACGTCCAGATTGTCGTGCGCGTTACTTTTGCGAGCGCGCTGACCGGCGACGACTCTCAAAACGGTGCTGCTAATATATTTAATGTTGCCAGTGAGGCCCATATAGTTATACGGTACGACACAACCGCGCCCCTCAACTCCCAAAGCTCTTACTCGTGGTACAGGCCATTCTCGTCCATATTTCCAACCTACAGCATGTATTCCTGGATTGGCATCCAGTGGGGGTCTACTCTCGGCGCGTACGATGGTCGCTACATCTTCAACGGCATCTCACAGGGCGCTTCTGCAGTCGTCTGTGTCGATACTCAGACGTTCCCGAGCGCCGTTGCGTTCACCAGTTTTATTCCTTACAAAATGATTTACCAACAGGTTGTTTATGACGGAACATGGGTTTACACGACACCAAACTTTTTCGACCACACCTCGTACCGGTATCGCATGGGTACGACACCGACCCAGCTGCAACTGGCCGCCTACTGGGAAGCCTACGACTCCCTCTACGGCCCAAGCCCTCTCCCATGGCCCAGAATGACTCAATGGACACAAGCCCAGATAGATGGTACCGGAAAAAACGACATAAATCCAACACCACAGGCTTTCGACGGTCGGTACATGTATTTTGTTACTGCACCAGTTTATGCCAGCCCTATTATGCTTCGGTACGACACGACCAAACCATTTACCTCGAACACTTCGTACGACTGGTTTTCGAAGCACTGGGGAAGCAGACTTTCTATGTACGGCGACCTGACGGGCCTGTCAAAACTCATATCGGTCGACTCGGCCGGTAACATATATGTCGTGTCGGCATTCACGACCAGCACTTACAATATCATGAACCCTGACGGCACCATCTTTGCGACGCTCAATTCGCCTACTGCTCATTACATAGTAAAATACAACTCGAGTGGCTACGGCGTGTGGGTCGTCCAAATTCAGTACAATTGGTACTCTACAATTGGCGTGCGCTCGATAAAGATATCTCCGGCCGGTAACGTCTATGTATGCGGCATCTTTGACCCGTTCACACAGTTTGTCGTGATTAACGCCGACGGCACAACGGGCCAAGCCGGGTACTATCTGAGGTATGGCTCGTGCACCTCTGGCGAAGGCTACCTCATGAAGTTTAATTCGAGCGGAATATGGCAATGGGCTATGAATACGTATGGTCAGGGTAACGTAGGCGGATATTCACTGTCGAGTAATGGCATAAACGACCTGGTGCTTGACTCGACCGAGACGAATCTGTACGCTGTAGGCACGTCGTACGGCCCGTACGGCCAAAACCAGACCGGGCCAATCATAGGCTTTGCGAAGTTTGGTGCCGGAACATATTACACTGAAAAACAGATAAACGGCGTCTATGGCGCAGCCGTCCAGTACTCCGGCGTCGGCGACGCGTTCGCCTTTTCGATGACTACATCAGGTAATTTCAACTGGGTCGCACGCATCTCTGGATACTTGACATCAGAGCTTGGCACGGGTGTAGCTACCGACGCGAGCAACAACCCTTACTTTTCAGGGTATACATCGGCCACATCGCTTGTGGCTGAAGACGGCGCGGGTCTCAATCCCAAAACGCTTACGGGCTACGCAGGCGGCACGTGGATTACAGGCTATACGCAGGCTGGTGTCCCGTCCTGGATAGCAGGTATTGGCGGAGCGAACATACCGCGCGGCATGCTTTTCAACGGCACAAATCTGTTAATCTACGGCCAGTACTCGTCCAGCATAACGGCCGGTACAGTCACTCGCGGGACTGGCGGCGGGGCAACCATCTTTTTGGCAAGCTGCACCACCGCCGGGGCGGTCAACAACGGCGTCGTAACTGTTACGGGCAACTATGAGCAGGCGTATTCAGCCGCCAGTTTGGACTCGGCCGGTAACGTATATCTCACAGGTACATGGAAGTCGCAGACTCTGACGTTTACAGATTTTTACGGTACTCAGAAGACGGTAGCCGCAAACGACTCTGGAGCCGGTACTTATAATGAAATTTTTGTAATAAAAGTATTGTCCGGAACAACTTATGGGTGGGGTATAAAAACACAGGGAGCTTTGGACAATACCCCCCAGGGAATAGCCGTGAGTTCTACGGGTGACTTTTATCTGTACGGCTGGTTTTCATCTTCACCCTTGACAATCTACAACGCTAACGGAACTTCAGGGGTTGTGATTACGCCCCAGAGTACTCAGCTGAACGAGGGTGGCGGTGATGCCTTTTCGTTTATTGCCAAGTATAACAACATAGGTACTCTAACTAGGTCCAGCTATTCAAGTTTCGGATTTGACGAATTGTTCGATAGTTCACAAGGAATAATTCCTGGTATAAGTATTCCTTTGCACTCGGGTGGCTGGCAATGCTACGTGAGCCAGCGGTACATCTATCTTGTTAATAATAATAACGTAGGTCCTTACGGTGCGCCTAGTATTCTGCGCATCGACCCGTATATCCAGACGCTAACAACGACGTTCGACTCGAGTCTCATTGTGACGTACGCGCACCTGTCCGCGCCGGAAGTCAACTGGTTTAGAAATTCCCTGGTGACTTTTCCGTTTGAGTATATCCAGAGCACGACTCTGTCTCTGAGCACCGGCACGACTGTCATCCCGCTCCTCTTCAAAAATCCTATAAAAGAATTTATAATAACTGGTCAGCTCCAGTCGAACCAGAACACCTACACGTACTCAAACTTTGACAATCTGGCGCTGACCCTCAACGGCGAAGACCTGTTCAACAACAGCGGAACATTTTTCAACACTATTATTCCGGCCGAGACGGGGCTTCTGATGCCGACCCGCAACCTGTACGTGTACCGGTTTGAGAGCCCAGTCAACCTGTCACGAATCGCCGAAAAACTTTTAAAAGTTACTCAGTCGGTCGGCACTTTAAATTTTAATATGTACGCAAAGACTGTGAACATCATGGCTGTGCAGAATGGCACGTGCAGTATAATATTTAGTTAAAATAGATGGCACACCCGGCCGCGTCGCGACCCAG